ATCCATGAGCGTCTTCTTGCAGCAGCATATACAGGTGTATTTAAGCTAATAGACTACTTTGAGGAAGTAGATCTAAAGAAGATGGATAGTATGAAGAGACCTGTATACTCTGCTAAGGACTTGATTACAAATCTTAAAGGTCTAGGTCCTGTAGTTGAGAATTTGGAGAAGCTCAGAGAGGAAGCAGAAAAACATAAGAGCCGTGGAGTCGATGTAAGAAGAGGTGTAACACTATCGAAGTATAATACATAGGACGTATATAGTTTTTTGTAATAGAAATAGAGGGGTGGTTATATATAACCTCCCCTTGTTTTTTGGTATAAAGTCACTTAGATTATACGCCATGTATGTGAATACAGAGGAGTTCCGTCGTCCTGCTCTGCACTTCGAGACGAACAAGTACTACACGGCAGCGGTTCCGGGAACGAAAGAGTACTTTGACTACTGGGACGAGCAGGAGAGACGCTGTATGGAAGGCTATAGCGTCGGTGGGATGCGTATCACTGGATACCACTACTTCTATCTGAACTTCTCCCCTATCCTCCGAGTAGAGGATAAGTACCTAATTACCAAGCAGAAAGGAGCAAGTAAAAGTCTGCATTTACCTGCTTTCTGGGATGGTGATTACAACTACTTCTGGGCGCTAGAGATAGCGAAGTACGGTATTCTCCACCCTGACTACTATTCTATTAAGGAGAAAGATGATCTAAGACTTACTCTGAGTAGGGAAGAGAAGATTGCTATATATAAAGGTCTAGATCTTCAGGTAAACATAGATCCCGATCATTTAGATGGGGGGAAGCACTTCGCAATACTGAAGGCTAGAGGGAAAGGGTTCTCTTATAAGGGAGGATCAATGCTTGCCAGAAACTTCAACCTTGGTCGAGAATCCAAGAACTACGCACTGGCAGACGATAAGACTTATCTAGTAGAGGATGGTCTTTTAACCAAGGCATTTGATACAGTTAACTTTATAGATCATAATACTGCATGGAGACAGCCCAGACTTAAAGATACTGAGATGCACAAGAGGGCTGGTTATAAGGTAGTGATAGGAGGTACTGATGTTGAAAGAGGTCGTAACAATCAGATAATTGGTGTATCTACCAAGAATAACCCTCAGAAAGCTAGAGGTAAGAGGGGAGATCTGATATTTTTTGAGGAGGCTGGTAAATTCCCAAACCTTCTACCTGTCTGGGTTATATGTAAAAACTCTGTAGAACAGGGTTCTTTTGTGATTGGTACTATGATAGCATATGGTACTGGTGGAACAGAAGAAGCTGATTATGAAGGACTGGAATCAATGTTCTATGACCCAGATACATATAACATCCTACCTATGGAGAATATCTGGGATGATGGTAAAGCTGGTACTAAAAGTGCTTTCTTCTTTCCTGCATATCAGAACTGGGAAGGATATATGGATGGAGATGGTAATTCCTATTCAGTAAATGCCAAGGAGTACCTACAGGGTGTACGAGAGATAAAGAAGAAGGCTAGAGACTCTCGTGCTCTTGAGCAGGAAACTTCAGAGAATCCCTTTACTCCACAGGAAGCAACTCTCAGGGTAAGTGCTAATCTCTTTCCCACCCACGAACTCAACATTCAGCTTAACCATATCAACCTCACAGGGGTCTATAAGTCTGCACTCCACGGACTTCTTATAGAAGACTCTAAAGGAGAAATTCAATTCCACCCCTCTCCTCTTCCCAAACCTGTACTGGACTATCCCACAAAAGCACATCAGAATCTTACAGGTGCAACCTGTGTGGTGGAGACTCCTGTTAAGATTGGGGGTACTGTACCCCACGGACTATATATAGTAGGTCATGACCCGTATGCTCATGATCAGAGTACTGGAAACTCTCTTGGTGCAGCGTATGTACTCAAGATGACCAACAATTTTAGCAGGACCTATAATGATGCTATTGTTGCTTGGTATGTTGGTAGACCGAGTACTCAGGATGACTACAATAGAAATCTCTTTGCTCTTGCTAAATACTACAATGCAAAGATAGGTTTTGAGAATGACCGTGGCGATGTCATAGCATATGCTAGGCGACATCACATGTTGTACTTGCTGGAAGAGGAGTTTAAGATGCTAGATAAGAAGCAACTTGCTTCTAGTAAGGTGAAGAGGAATTATGGTATGCACATGACTCCTAATAGAAAAAGTCAGGGAGAATTGTACATACGTGATTGGTTGAATACCAAGATATCAACTGATGACAATAAGGACCCCATAAAGATATTGCATACTATACTTGATCCTGCTCTTCTTCAGGAACTTATCAAGTATAACAAGGATGGTAACTTTGACAGGGTGATGGCTCTTATGATAGCTATGTATCATGTTAAAGAGTTGACCCATAGGGAAGTTATTGCTAAGACACAGAATAAAATAGATGAGTTCTTTGCACGAGAACTATTTGCATAATCATGGCTATTACAACAGATTCCCTACGTACTATAGTCCAGATGCCACCCCAAAGGGCCAGTACTGCTAAGAAGAATAGCAAGAAGTGGCAGGAAGAGACTGTTGAAGCAATTATAGGTCTTTCTTTCTTTGGAAAGAACTTCTTCCATTCACTTAGTCATCTTACTCAAAAGTCATATGACTACTATAGTGGAAGAATTGACATGAACGATTATTCCCATGTGCTTAGACCATATGGGAAGAAGCGTAAGAACATGCCAGCTAAACTAGAGAACTACAATATAATCAAACCTTCTATAGATCTTCTCCTTGGAGAGAAGGCTAATAGACCGTTTAATTATGTAGTTACTATTAGTAACCCAGATGTGATATCTAAAAGGGAAGAGCAACAGAAGCAGATACTGGTACAAAACCTCACAGAAAACTTTATAAATGAACTTCGGCGTCTGGGAATAGATACTAGCGAAGAAGCCGGAAATGTGGAGCCGCCTGAGTCGGTTATAAAGACGTTTGAGCGTGATTATACTGATACTCGTGCCATCGCTGGACAGGAGAGCCTAAATTATTTAGAGGATCACGCCGAAATACCTAGAAAATTTCGTAAGGGCTTCTTTCACTTCCTTGTCAGCGGAATGGTGGTTACAGAGAAGCAGGTAATAGGAGATGAGGTAAGGTACAAAGTACGTAATCCTATTGAGATAGATTATGATAAGTCTCCTGATACAGAGTTTATAGAAGATGGAGAGTGGGCAGCAGACCGTAGGCTCTGTCATTTGTCTGATGTAATAGATGAGTTCTATGAGGATCTTACTCCTTTAGAGATAACAGATCTTGAGAAATTGCGTGGTCAGGATACATATGACTTTCTTTTCGCTACAGATCTAGATCAGGGTTATTCTGATGATAGGTTAGATAAAGGTAGACATAACAACAGACTGATAGAAGTTATAAAGGTGTATTGGAAGGCTATGAAGAAGATAGGCTTTCTTACACATATAGATGAAGAATCAGGAGAAGTATTTGTAGAAGAGGTAGATGATACATATAAACCTACACCTGACGATAGAATAGATTGGTTCTGGGTTAATGAGGTTTGGGAAGGTTCAAGGATAGCTGAGAAGTACTATAAAAGAATAGGACCTTTCGATCCACAACGCAACTCTCTAGACAACCCCAGTATCTGTAAACTACCTATGAATGGTAGGACATATAATGAGGTGAACTCAGCACCTATTTCTCTTGTGATGTTGGGTATGCCTTTCCAACAACTCTACAATATCTATCATTTTAGACTTGAGGTTGCTGTAGCCAAGGCCAAGGAAGCCATCATGCATCTGGACAAGAACATGATCCCTTCTGATTGGGATATGGACACGTTCATGTATCATATAGATGCAATGGGTATAGCTTGGACTCAGAGGAAAGAAGGTGATCCCTCTATAGATCCAACACACAAGAGCGTTATAGACCTTAGCATTAAGAATCTTGACCAGTATGTAAAGCTGTTAGAAATGATCGAGATTCAGTGGGAACGCCTCTCTGGTGTCTCTCGACAACGTAAAGGGACCACTGGACCATATGAGGGTAAGGCTGTTACTGAGCAAGCTCTTGTTCAGTCCTCTCATATAACAGAGGACCTGTTCATGAAGTATGCTGAGTTTGAAGAGAGGGAATTGAAAGGACTTCTTGATGTGTCTAAGATAGCTTGGATAAATGGTAAGAAAGGAGAATATGTTCTTTCTGATTCTTCCAGAGGTTATCTGAATCTTGAAGGTTCTCAGCATATGGAAACTGAGTATGGAATCAAAATTACTCAGAGTGGAAAAGAGAGCGATAAGATAAATGTAATGAAGGCTCTGGCAAGTCAGATAGCTCAACAACAAGGAACTCCCCTATCTATCATTGCCAGTATTGTAGATGCTACCAGTTTCTCTCAGCTTAAAGAGCAGATGAGAAGTCTGGATGATACTGCACAACAACTCAGAGAACAAGAGCAACAACTTGCTCAAGAGCAGCGTGAACACGAAGCTAAAATTGAGGATAGTCGTCAGCAATTTGAAGCTGTTGAGAAGCAGAAAGATCGTGATACTGAAATTCAGGTCGCTACAATAAGGGCTGAAGCATCTGGAGGGGGAGAGGATAGCATATATAAGGTAGATGCAGATGAGTCTGGAGTACCTGATATATTCGAAGCGATGGATCAAGTTGAAGAAACTGGGATGAGAATTGATTGGGAAAGAGAGAAGTTGACCAAACAACAGAGGCTAGATAGAGAGAAACTAGCTCAGAAAGATAAAATTGATAAGAGTAAATTGAAACTTGAATCAAAGAGGATTTCGAAGCAATCGAAATCACAATAAAGAGTGCTTTACTATATGATCTAGTCTCTGTCATTGTATAAGTTCTCTTTACACTTAGAGAAAAAACCCTTACTTTAAACGGCAACAGAAATGCTAACACCAGCACAGGAAGCAGTAAAACAAGCGTCAGAAACCCCGGACGAACCTTTCAGTCCAAATCTTGAAAATCTCTCGCTAGATGATATCATCGCAGAGGAAGAGACACCGATTGTTGAGGGTGAAACTCAAGAGGAAGGTAAGGAGAGCCAAACTGACGTTCCTGCTGAAGAAGAAGAGTCTTCTGGTCCAGATGAGACAGTAGAAGATGAAACTAAGGTAGAAGAGGAAACAGAAGATGGTGAACCTCCACCGCTTATAGAAGAGGTTCAACAACTTCTAGGCATTGAGTTCGGGGAAGATGTACAATTCGAAGACAGCGTTGAGGGTATTGTCGGTCTCGTTAAAGAGTCGGCAGTTCAAATTGCAACTCAGCACGTCGAGTCTACCCTTGATCAATTTCCACACCTTAGAGAGTACTACGATTTCCTTAGATCCGGGGGAGATCCTAATAGATTCTTGGAAACACGTTTCCCTGAGACAGACTTCTCTGAAGTTCAACTTACGGACTCAGATGAAGGACTTCAGGAACGTATGCTTAGTATTAAGCTTAAGCAAGATGGTCATGATGATCAGACAGTTCAAGATGCTGTGCAAAGGATCAAAGCGGCGGGTCTCCTACAAGATGAATCCAAACTAGCTCTTAGTGTATTACAGAAACAACAAGAAGAAGCTAAGGATAATCTCCTAACTGATCAGCAGAATATAGCTAAACAACAAGAACAAGAAGTAGTTGATTATTGGGATGGTATTGAAGAAGAACTTAATGGAGGAAATGTCTTTTCAGGTGTCGCAATCCCTGAAGACGAGAAGAAAGGCTTCTTTGAATACATCTCTGCTATTGTAGAAGGAGAAGGAGTAAGTCAACTGATCCTTGATCAAAGAGAACTAAGCAGAAGTAAAGACGATAGAGACAAACTGATAGCAAGTTGGTTTCTGAGCTATAAGAAATTCGATCTTAGTGATCTCATAACCAAAAAAGCAAGATCATTAAATAAGGAAAACCTTAGAGACAGATTGAAAGGCAAGACCCAAGAGAGCAGATTAAAAGGAGTTAAAGAAGACTCCACACCTGTTAATGTAGATGAAGTCGATTGGGAAAAGCAGGATCTGTATCAGGAGGAGTAACAACTAACCAATAACAACAATGGCTACCCTTTCCAAAACTTACTATAGTGACAGTCAAATGACTGACATGAATAGTTTGGCAAGAGCGTTGCTAGCTAACCCAACCAAACTCTCTCCGGTACTTACGTATCTTGGTGGAAAGGAAAGCCAGCGATTCCCTCTTACTATGCTCACGGAAGGCGTTGGCAATACCAAGAGTATTGATCGCCTTGAGTATGAGTATAATGTAAAAACACGGGTACGTAGAGTCCGTCCTGTTGCTAGCACCGTTGCTAACGCTCAGGGTGTAGGTGGTGCTCTATTCTATATCCCGTTCACTGACAAATGGTTCATCAAGGATTACGTCCTTATCTCCAAGAGTGGAGTTCAAGTACGGATCATGGGTGATCCTACACCACAGGGTAGTAACTATATCTATCCTGTACGTCTCATTAATCCTGACCCGGCAGCTAGTCTACCAGAGGCAGATCTGGTAGAAGGAAGTCTATTTGGGCAACTGTTTGCTCCTGTAGGTACCGATTGGTCGCGTGGAAATGCCAGTAACTGGTATGCACCGGGTAAAATTCGCCAGAAGTTGGGAACGGTTCGTAAGAGTTACCAACTTTCGGGGAATGCGAAAGACTTCGTAATGGACGTTCAACTTCCAGTTGATGGTCGGCTTACCAATCTTTGGATGGATTTCGAAGAGTGGCAGCATATGATGAACTGGAAGGAAGAATGTGAGATGTTCTACTGGTACGGTGAGCAGACCTATAACGCCAGTGGAGAAGTTGGAATGAAGGATGAGAATGGACAACCCGTTGTTGTTCCTCCC